TTTAGTACAGGACTTGATAATGTTTTATTTGTAAGTGTTTCTGAACCAGTCTTAGTAGCAATAGTACCGTCTACAGCAATAGATAAAACATCTGTGTTAACACCTGTTGTTGTGATACCTGTACTACCTTGTATTGTTAATGTATCACCAGAAGAAATTGTCTGATTAGTACCACCGTCACCTGCGAGTGTAAATCCACCTGCGTTACCTGGCTCAAATTTACCTGAAGTTGAATTATAAAGTAATGCTTGTCCGTTAGTTACACCTGTTATTGAAAATGCGATAGTAGAACCATCACCAAAAGTAGAGTATATCTCATTAAAGTTTGTATTGATTAGATCACCCCCAGCTCGTAACGTAGTACCCGTTCCGTCATTAGCAGTTGTTCCTATCTGAATTACTTGTCTACCCATTATTTTCCTCTAATTTTCTAACTGATAATTTCTCATCTGGTTGTAAAGGTGTTTTTAATATTATGTTATCACCTTCTAGTATATAATCAACGTCTGGTTTCATTATTTCTTCATTTTTTAATACAACAATTTTTATCTTATTACTATTTATACTCATATTTATACAGCGTCAAAAGAAACATCCGTTGCGTCAAATGTTGTTTGATCTTCGTCAAAGCTGTCCTCTGCCAGTTGAAATATCTCAGATGGTATCGCATAAGCAGTTTTTAGTCTAAAGTTAAAATCACTTAATCTATTTAACTGACCATTAACACTTGTGTTAAAAGTACCACCTAATCTTAGATTATTTAGATTACTTATTTGTGTTAAATTACCGAAGTTGCCGCCTAATACAAAATCACCAATACTTTTAAATGTAGGACCTGCCACAGGTATACCAAATTTTGTAGAGTTTCCTCTTATTGTCACAGCAAACTGTTTATACTCTGGTAATTTTAATACAATTCTTTGTGTTAATGTTACGTCTCTAGTATTTGGTGTAAAGTTTTCAATCGTACTATCATTAAAGTCAGGATCTACACCAGCTTGTGGCGATGATCTTAATGATGTACCATCTGTTTCTGTTCCTAATCTTCTACCAAATATTGTAGAGAATAATGTATTAAAAATTAAAGCAGGACCATCGTACTCTACACCTGAATTTACTCCTGTAACAGATTTTAATTTAACATTTATTTGATTTTCTACGTCTACTTGACCTGTAAAATAAAAACCAGCACCGTGCATTGTTGACTTAAATGAGTCTCGCCAGTCACTTATTGAACGACCTACTTTTAAAACATATGAATAATCTTGGTAGTACAAACTATCTTGTACTTTCATTGTTGTTTCAGATAAAAAACCGTCTTCATTTAAATATGAACCATCTGTATCAACAACAGCATTGTTAGAAATTGTAGCAGTTGGATTATCTAAAAATTTTACAGTTGCTGTTACACTAGATAAACTACCTGTTATTGTTGTATCAGTATCAAAGTTGCCATCTGAGTCTTTAACTGTTAATAAATTTCTATCAGTATCTAAAGATACAAATGTTGCTGTCACAGCAGTTGAACTTGAATCTATACCTGTTATAGTTTCGTCTGCTGTAAATGTGCCTGATAAATCTGAAATAATAATTTTGTTATTAAATGCGAGAGTAGCAGCAGGCGATTGTTCAAACCCATTTCCATGTTCAACTATTTTTAATTCTTGTACTCTACCTATTTCACTACCATAACAAAAAACACTAGCACCTGAGCCGCCACTTGCTGTTGAAACTGTAACAGTAGGCAAACTTTCATAATTATTACCTTGATTTACAATTCTAATATCTGTTATATCTTCATTACCTGAACCAGCTTCTTGTACAATTTTATCACCTGTGTAAGGATCACCTTTCACTGTTTCATCTTCTAATACTATGTGACTTGTAGAATTTGCTTCAGTGCCATCTTCTAAAGTTATACCACCATTTACAACTGAAACTTTTGCCTTTGCGTTTCCGGCACTAAAAGTAAGATCATCACCTATAGCATAACCTGAACCAGCAGCACCAATTACAAAATTAGTTATACCACCTGTACCTACTGTACCGACAGTAACATTACCACCTTCACCAGCTGCTGTTATAGTTAATGACTCATTTGCTGTATGTAAAGCCCCATCATTAGTTATTGACGGTGTAGATAAACTACCTGTAACAGTTGCTTTTATAAAAGTATCAGACTCGTCTGATAGAGTACCTTGTATTACTTCGCTAGTTTGAAAAGTGCCTGTTAAAGTATCTTCGTTAATAATAAATTCAGAAACTTCATTAGCACCTATCTGAAATTTAAATACGTTTTCTACAACTGCTGTAGCTTCAGATGTTTGACCTGTAATTGTTCTACCTATCAAATCTTCCGTTTGACCTACAGTTCCAATTGCTCTTAATATTTTTTTAGTATTAAATTTACCAGCAGAAACTCTTAACATATTTTCTTTAGGATAAGATGTTTCAGAATTTAAATTAAATAATAATTTAAAAAATATTTCGTGCCCTCTAGCTGTACCTTTTGATCTGTATAATGATTTAATATTTTTAATTAGTTTTCTTTTATTAACACTATTATTTAAATTTTCTGGTAAAGTATTTAAAAATTCATTTCTAAATTTAGTTAAGAAGTTAGATATTACTTTGTCAGGATCTCTAAACTCTAAAAGGTTTTGAATTGTATTTACAGGATTAGGTCTATAATTACTAATTGTAGCACGACCACCTGAATTATTACCTGTAATTACTTCACCGTCTTTAAATTTATTTTGTGATGATATATAAAGTCTATTATTAGATAAATCTTCAGCAAGTATTGTTGCTGTAGCACCTGTCGTGGCACCTGTGATAATTTCATCTCTTTCAAATTTACCATATGTAGTTTGTTCTTGTAAAACTTTATCACCACCATCAATAACTGCTCTACTATTATCTACTCTTGTGCCATCTAATAATAAATTGTTTGATTGATTTGTTTCTGTCTCTAATAAAATACCGTCTGTTAACTCAACATTTGTTAAAGTTAACTCAGCAGATTCCATGAAGGAATAATAAGTTTTAATAAAAGATAAAAACTGAGGATGATCTGCTAAAACAAAATCAGGCGCCTGCTGATTTATCAGGTTTGATATTTTATCAGTGAACTTTGCCATAATTAGTAGCTAGTAGTTGTTGTGTAACCTACTCCTGCGTCAGATGAACCACCTATTAAAGTATCTGCTTCAACTGTTATTGTAGAGTTTGATGTATCTATTTCTAAAATTTGTGCTCTGACAGGAACAACATCATTTGAACTAGGTGTAACAGTTAACTCAATTACAGTTGATGATGAACCTCTAATATTAGATATAGAAGCAATGTTTAATGAGTTTAATGTTATTTGACCTGTTGTGTAATCAATTGTACCTTGTGTGTTATTAGAGTATGTTCTAACTGTACCTACTAGATAATATCTTCTAACATTACCATTACCGTCATCATCTAAAAACATTTCATTAGTTGTATCGCCATCTACTTTAAATCCTGTCGAACTTAAAATACCACCTGCTGATTTATTATGTTCAGAGTGTGGATTGTACAAAGCATTTCTAAAGTAAATATCATACTTTGTTGACGTTGATAAAGTAGGTGTAAATTCTTTTCTCATTTTAATAGTTGTTATATTAGAAAGAATTGAAGGATCAGTGTTATCTATTTCTCTGATAACTTTTGAATATCTAAAAACACTATCAAATTTTTGTAAAGTTGTTGAGTTGTAGTTTGAGAGTGTTGTTATTATATTTGATTTTAATGTATCAGATGTTTTAGTCGTTGCTCTTTCATCATACTTAATTGTTGATGTTAGTAATATACTGGTAGTTTCAGGATCAACAATTTCAGGTGTAACAGCTGCTACATTATATTTTTTTAATTGAGCAATTAAATTAGTTTTTGTTTGGGTAGTTAGTGTAGAACCTGATTTTGCTTTAATAGCAATTTTTACTTTACCATACTGTGGTGTTTCATCATCTTCGCCGCCCCAAGCAGAAACGGCTTGAGCATTAGGATATAATGTTCTAACTAAACTTTCATAATCACTAGTTGTTACAGCTCTGTCTTGTGCTGAATATTGTAAAGGTGCGTTAAATCTAATTGACTCTTTTGATTGTCTATCAGAACCGCCTTGAGCACTAGAGTTAGTTGTAATTGTAACGTCTGAAAAACCACCGATTGTACCTGATAAAGCAAAATTAGAAGCGCCGTTAGCAGCGTCTTTGTTTGAAATAATATATTCTAAGATTACTATATTACCATCTTCAACAGCTTTACCTAAAACGCCATCGCCAAAGTAAACTTCATATCTAGCGTCTTCATTTTCTTGTAAGTAAAAAACTTTAGAAGTAGAATCTATTGAAGTTAGTCCAGATGTTTTTGTATAAATTGCTGTTGTACTATCACTAGAGGAATTTTGTACACTAACTTTTAAAGATGTAGTATCAGCTAACTCACTAGGTATAATAAATTTTTGGTCAGGATCAGATGTGTCAACTGTATATTTAAAAGTAATTAATGTGCCTTCATAAATTGAAACGTTTGAAAAATTATAAACACCGTCTGTAGGTGTTATCGTAATATCTTCGTTAGTTAAAAATTGATATGAAACGCCATCTACAGTTGTTGTAAAAACTGTGCCCTTATCCATAGTAACTGAAGCACCTGAAGCATTATTTAATTTTATTGATATCTCAGCTACAGGAGATTTAGGTGATGTAGGTGTATAACCCAACATCTTTGCTATTGATACAATATTTTTTCTTATATCAGCAGAATCTAAATACATTTCATTTGCTAACATATTAGCATTGAAACCTAGGTAGTGTGTATTATATGCTAATAAATCTAAAAGAATATTAAAACCTGAACCTTCAAAATTATAATCTGAAAATTCTGCTTGATTTTGTAAGAATGTTTTTAAATTAGTTTTTATATCATCAAAATCTAAATCTGATACGTTAAGTTTATTACTTGCCATTTTATCTTAATCTTTCTAAAAATGTTTCTACTGTTACAGGTTCAGGTGTACCCACCACATAAAAACTTATTCTAACATGGTATCTATTTTCATCAAGTAAATCTCTAACAAGTATTTGTGAAACTCTTGCTCTTGGTTCATAGTTTGCCAAGATATTACCTATTTGTCTTTGTAAATTTAAAGAAGTAAGAGGTGTCATATTCTCAAATAACAAAGCACGAATATTACTTCCTATTTCAGGATGAAAAGGTTTGTCAAAGTGATTTAAATTAATTAAATTTCTAACACTTCTTTTTACAGCCTCAACATCATGTAAACTATTTACATCATTTGTTACAACGTTACGACCAAAGTCTAAATCTAAATCTTTATAGATTCTATTTGCTCGTGTACTTTTATTACTAGTGTTTTCTGCGCTATAACTTGCCATGACAGTAATATTTATACTACTTATCCTGCGTTTACGTTAGAACTTCCACTTGTCATAGAACCTGCGTCTGCTGAGTCCCCAACTCTTGCCACAGCGATTCCGTGTACTTTTACTGTTGATGAACTTCCTGTTATGGCAGCTGTATGTGGTACACAAACTATACCATCAAGTATATCGTGTGATATGGTTAAATCGCCTTTTCTTGCTATTAGTATACCGTTTGCTCTTACTGTAGATTGACCTGGTGTA